AGCCCCGCCGTCGGAACTGCGACAGGTTCTCAAGGGTCGTAAAGTCCGTTTGGGCACGTACGGGGACCCAGCTGCAGCGCCAGTGGCTATGTGGGCTGAAATACTCGCCGACACGGCCGGCCACGTGGGTTACTCACATCAGTGGCAGGCCACGGACTTTGACCACCAGGCGTGGGCCCCGTTAGTTATGGCCAGCGCCGACACGGCCGACCAGGCGGCGCAGGCTAATCTCTTCGGAATGCGTGTTTTTCGCGTGTCCGTGGGCGTCGAAAAGCAAGCCGGCGAAGCCGTGTGCCCTGCATCCGCTGAAGCTGGCCGCCGCACCACGTGTGATAAGTGCATGCTCTGCGCGGGCACGTCAAAAGCCGCGCGGGATATCGTCATTGCCGACCACGCGGCCGGCCACGCCAAACGCCGCACAATTATGCTAGGGGTACAAGAATGAACTACATCACAATTGGCACGCGCCGCACCGACGGCGACCTTGATATTCTGGCCACGCTCAACAATAAGCATATGACGCCCGAAGCCTTTTCGGACTTGGTGGCGTGCCTGGCCGTGACGCTGGCCAACCACGCCGGACCGGTCGAGGTGCTCGAGCGCCAAGACACGCCAGACACGGTTTACACGGGGGATGAGTGATGTATCGCCTACATGTACAAATGAAAAATGGTAACTGCCCTTTTTTCGACTTTTTCACGCTGGCTGAGCTGAGTGACTATCGAGACAGCCGGCGCATGGAGCAAAACAAAGCCATTGCCCGCACCTGGGTCGAATCAATCAGTTTTGAACAATGGAGGGCTGACCGTGACTTATTTTAAAACTAAGGACCAGGCGCAGCGCTTGGCCGACCAACTGAACTACGCCGACGCGCAGGGTTACACCTACCGCGTGCAGGCCAGCCGCGGCGGCTTCTACGTCGCCGTATTCGACCAAGATTATCACCACCAGGGGAACATATGAGAATCGAATTTTCAAGCATTGCCGGCCTGCAGTACATCACCGACGGCCGCCAGCGGTTCGAAGCCGTTTACATGGGGCCAGGCACGCCACCAGAAATATACAAAGCCGGCACGGCCGACCTGGTTCAACTGCCTGAAAAGGTCGTAAAAGAAACCGCGCGCCGCTTCGCAGAGATACACCTGCAGGACGCATACACCCAAGAACTTTATTTAATGGAGAGCAAACCATGCACTATCTGACCACTGAAGAGCAAGAACGCTTGGCCTATGCTGAGGGCTACACCGAAACCGCGGCCGTGCTGGCTAGGCTTGACGACGCACACCGAGCGCTGGGCGACGAGGTCGCCATGCAGGCGCAGCTGGATGACTTACAGGCAGAGCTGGACGACGCCACAGACGAACGCGACGCCGCTCAAAGCGGCCTAGATGAAATTGGTTGTAGGTGGCACGACACCCGCGCAGAGCTGGCGCTCACACGCGATAAGCTCAAAACCTACCGCAGCGCCTTGATGGCCATTGAGGCCGAGGTGCCCGCGCATATTCGCCAGTTTATCCGCGAGGTGCTGGCGTGATAGTGGCCGTACTAATCGCGGCCATGCTGGCCATCATCTTGGGGCTATGACATGTGGCCATTCCCCACCCAACCGATACCGCACGACCTGAGCGTGCCCCGATTCAACCCCAACAATCATGAGGAATCACCGCTATGAACGATGTTATCTCTACGTCATATCTTTACTGCTATACCCTTGACAACTTTAAATTTGAAGGGGATGGATTAGTTGAGCACTATGACCCTCACTGTAAACCTAGTGTAACCATTGAAAGTGTATACATCAACGGTACACAGTTTCCCTATGGGTTTGTATCTGATTGGATCATCGACAAACTTGAACAGCACGTATTGACACTGTGGCAACTAGATCAAAGGACTAAGTAACATGAAACCCTCACACCTGACAACACCCCGAACACTTGGTGAGTGCTATTTTGACCCTAGAGGTCAGGTCATTGAAGTGATGCCAAAGAGGCCTAAGAGTCTGTGGTCTGCCATCATTAGACTATTCCTGACACGTTAAAACACACCTAGAAGGCTTTAAAACAGGCCTAGAAGGAACTTTTAACCAATGACTAATGACAAGTTAACGTAAACACCTATTAGGAGCTTTAAATGAGTAGATGTAATTGCTGTGACAAACGACTATCCGACTATGAACTGACCCTGCGACACGCCATGACCAATGAATTCATGGACACCTGTATGGACTGTCTGAGCGAGATAGCAGAGTCTGTTCCCTTGATGGTCAAAGGCAGGAAAGACCTTCTTGTTAGTGTGGACAATGAAATAGAGCTTGACAAAGATGAAGAAGTGTGATACCCTATACACTATAGAGTGACTAGGACATTACATAGACATTACGTTAAAGTAACATATTATAAGTTATCTTATATATATCTTTACTTTAATGTAACTTCAATGAAATGTTAACGTATAGTAGGTAAATGTTGATAATTGTTTACAATTTGTAATAACTTACGACAAAAGGTAATTTTATGCATGATATGTTGATGGACACAGATAACGATTTTGATGCACATATGGATGATGTCTTACAGTTTGAATGTTGGTATCATTCAGTTATTGATGATGTCGCTAACCTCATTCGTGCCAATGGCTACGATAAAGTCATGCTTGACGTACAGGAAGCACTAAAGCGCATAGAGGACAACACTTATGACTCAAGGAATGTAAAATGATTGTCTTACTTTGTTTGATTGTCTTAACTCTTTTAAAGGTTGTGTTATCATGAGTACTAGGAGCTTTAAAACTAGGATTGGGCATGGTCGTGCCGATGTAGTCATAGAGTACAGTGCAGAGCGTGACTATGACGAACGAGGTAGTTTCTGGGATGTTGATTGGGATAACGTTAAAGTGTTCCTGTTTGAAATCAACATAGCCGATGCCCTTGGTGACTCTGAGTGGGAAGAAGTTCAAGAATGTATTGAAGAGGATTTACCATCATGAGCAAAGAAGCAACAGCACGTAGTGCGATGAAGCTGGCGCTGGAGGCGTTGGAATACATAAGAAACATTGAAACTGATGTGGTATCGCAAATCAAATACGGAAACGCATCACAAATTATTGAAGAAGCACTGGAAAAGCCTGACTTCTGGGAAGGCTACGTGCCTGAGCCAGTGAAGCCAGCACCTGTGCAAGACAACCCACTTGACTGCGGTGTGCATTTGGGATCAGGCAAAGACCACGAAATCAAAAATCATGTTAGCTATGGGCCAGAACAGCCTATGCCGGATGCATTTGAGCAACTGATGCGCGAAGCTGATAAGCCAACACAAGTGTTGCAACAAGGAGTTGCCGAGTACGTAGACGCTTTGATAAAGGGTACGCACGAAATCACTAGCCTCACCATCCGGCCAAAGCGCACATGGCAGGGGTTGACACAAGATGAGATTGCTGACCTTGCCGAGCATTACTACGAGGACAAGGTGGTTCAGGTTGAGGAGGCTATTGAAATGGCAGAAGCCAAGCTGAGGAGCAAAAATGACCTCTAAGTTTCTCCGACATATAGCCTGTGAACACTGTGGCAGCACTGATGCTAACAGCCTGTACGATGATGGACACACACACTGTTTTAAGTGTGGTACGACAGAGTTTGAAAATACTATTGAAGAAAGATCAGTTATGAAGGATGCTATTGCTCCTAAAAAGTTAGAGATCAAAGGGACAGTAAAGTCAATCCCTGATCGTGGTATCAGTCAACAAACCTGTGAGAAGTATGGAGTTACCCAAGATGATGGAAAACACTATTACCCTTACACAGACGAAGGAGGAACTAGAGTCGCTGTTAAGATTCGTAGTGTTGCTGAAAAAAGTTTCAGTATCGGAGGAAGCTTTAAAGAAGCCACTCTATTCGGTCAACATCTCTTTCACACAGGTGGGAAGTACGTCACAGTTTATGAAGGAGAACTTGATGCACTCGCAGGATACCAGCTTACAGGCTCTCAATGGCCTAGTGTTAGCATTCGAAACGGAGCACAAGCAGCTTTAAAGGACTGTAAAGCCCAATACGAGTGGTTAAACAGCTTCGAGACAGTGGTTATCTGTTTTGATGGTGATGAACCGGGTAAGAAGGCTGCTAAAGAGGTAGCTGAACTGTTCGGTAACAAAGCCAAGATCATGCAGTACAAGGATGGCTACAAGGATGCTTGTGAGTACCTGATTGCAGGGGCTACCAAAGAGTTTGTTAATGCTTGGTGGAAGGCTGCCCCTTATGTTCCTGATGGTATCGTTAACGCTGCAGACTTATGGGAGGAAATCTCTAAGCCTGAACCTGTAGCAGAGGCACAGTATCCGTGGAAAGGCTTGAATAAGCTACTATACGGCATCCGGCCTGCAGAGTTGATTACCGTTACCGCAGGGAGTGGATTGGGTAAGAGTCAATTCTTACGTGAGATACTGTACAACCTGTTGAAGACTACAAGCTGGAACATTGGTGGACTCTTCTTGGAGGAATCTACCCGTAAGACAGCTAGAAGTATTATGTCTCTACACGCTAACAAACTGTTACACTTACCTGATACACCTACAACGGAGCAGGAATTGAAGGAGGCCTTTGATGCTACTCTTGGTACTAATCGTGTGTTTTTGTTTGACCACTTTGGTAGCTCTGATGTGGAAAACATTGCCAATCGAGTACGGTACATGGCTAAGGCGTGTGATTGCCGTGTTGTGTTTCTCGATCACCTATCTATTATTATCTCAGGTCAAGATAGCGGAGATGAGCGAAAAGCTATTGATGCAATGATGACGAAGTTACGTACGTTAGTACAAGAACTGAACATCACCTTGATCTGCGTGAGTCACCTGAAACGACCACAAGGCAACCAAGGTCATGAGGATGGTGGTAGTGTATCTTTGTCACAGTTGCGAGGCTCAGGAGCCATTGCACAGCTTAGTGATGCAGTGATTACATTGGAAAGTAATAGTATGGCTGAGAACGAAGATGAACGTCACTTGACCAAGATTGCAGTGGCTAAGAATCGCTTTTCAGGGGACACTGGTCCAGCCTGCAAACTGCAATACAACGCTTACACAGGTCGAATGACTGAGGTTTTAGAGGAGATATTATGACAGCATGGCATGGCGGGAAAGGCTCAGGTAGCCGCCCAAGGCAGGTGAGTAACGAGGACTATGCAAACCGATGGGATGCTATCTTCCAGCGTGAAAAGGTCAAAGTATCTTTGCCTCATGCTAGGCTTTGCTTGTGCTCGGTAACACTTATCAAAGTCAGGACATGAGTAGTCGTTACACATCATAATATCAGGCATCCAAAACCTCAGTCTATTAAAGTTTAAAAGATTTACAGGAGGTAGTTTTATTTCAGATTTAGCCATAAACCTATCTGTGCAAAGGCATAACCTGTCCAGATCATGCCATTAGAGATTTCTCCCTTGCTCCATTGTAGCACACCTACTACCAGATAACCTACTCCAGTAGCTCCTACGATCAAGTGTTCAATCGTCATGTTCATCATCCTTTAAAGGTTCCTCTTCAAGAGCCTTCTCTGCAGGCCTTTGTCTAAATATCCTGTCCCACCCTTCATTGTAAGCCTTCTGATCTTGCTGCTTACGTGGGCTATCTCCTTTGCCTGCTTCATGCTGGCTCATAGTGTTTCCTCCATAACTTCTACTAATTTATTAACTTTCTTATCAAAATACAGACTACCAGCAGGGCCGGTTTCACCTGTAAACCGTGATTTCAACAACCTAAGCTCAGTCGTATTGCGTTTAGCCTCATCATCATTCTGCTGATCCCTTTGAAGACCGATAACGGCATCGGACAACTGGCTGATACCTTGAGTGCCTCGTAAGGAAGACAAACTAATTTCAGCTCCGTTTTCAAGTCCTTTACCATCCTGTCTCCGTGTGTGAGAGATACCAAACAAACCTACTCCTGTCTCTTCGACAAAGGTACGCAGCTTAGTCAGTAACATGTCCAAGCCTTTACGCTCGTCTGTATCCATACCTGACAAAATCATCTGGTAGTGATCCAAAATAATCCACTGGCAATTCTGGCCTTTAACCATGTAACGTAAGCGGCTCAACACATTGTCAATATCCAGAGATCCAAAATGATTGAACAACACACAGCGTCCTGTACCCATTGTCTTCTGATACGCCTGTTCAAGCTCCTCTTCGGTGTACTCCGTCTGAGGCAAATGCAAAGGCTTACCAGCTTCAATGGACATGATACCCAACGCAGTACGCTCAGGTGATTCCTCCAAGAAAGCCATCCCAATGTTGTCGTTAGTAGTGACCAGCAAGTGATGAATAAGTTGACGCAAGAAAGTAGATTTACCCTGTCCTGTACCTGCCGCAATAGTGATAAGTTCACGTTTACGCAAACCTGCCATCATGTCGTTCAGTTTAGCATAAGGCCATGAGGCATCCGGCAACTGCTTAGGCTTACGTAGTTCCTCCCATAAGTCTTTACCATTGATGAT